TTACGGGCTTATCCCAGAACGGAGACGGAGCACCGCCGAGAGCTTGTATGTATGAGAGGTTTATCAAGTTTTCGTAACTCGCCGTCTTTTCGGGCGTGTATGCTCTTGCATAATTGCCCCTCACACATACTCGCGCTCTTTGTTTGCCCTGAGGTTGTCCGTAGACCTCAATGCGCATTGTTATCCCCGACGACATCTACGTTTTCAGGCTCTACATCAACCACGCCGTCGTCAAAAAAGCCGTCCTCGTCAAACTGTTCGGGAGTATTTACGCCTGCCATTTCCTGCACGATTTCGTTGCGGATAGCGTTTTTGTTCTCGTTGAACTCGCTCCCCTCGTACAGCTCGGCACCGTCTCTGTCAAACGCCTCCTGCATATCAATCGACATAATGCCCCACTTGGATATAAGCTGTCTGAGCATAGTCTTGTATGCCATACCGTCGAAATCCTTGTACCAGAAAGAGCTGTATTTCCACATTTCCGCCTCGGGCACTTTGCCTGCCTCGAAATCGGCGTAAGAAACTTTGTCGTACTTAGGCTGTTTACCTTTCTTAGCCTCCAAACTGAACGCTTTGGAATACTTGTCGGCGTGGAGCAACATTTTTTTCTTGCTCCAATACAGGCTCTTTTGAAATCCGTTTACGAGCTCGAAATATGCGTAGTAGCCGACCGTCGCCGCTCTTTCGCGTTCCTCGTCGTCAGCGATAAGATTGACCTGCAAATCCTCCGTGAGAGGATTGTAACTCACAAACTCGCCCTCTTTGACGGCAACCACATTGATTTTTCTGTACTTGCCCGAACGGATTGCAAGTTGGATATAGCCCTTATATCCGAGAATAAACGTAGCGACCGTGCGCCCGTTCTTGTTGTCCTCGAACGGTACCATATACGCCAAGCCGAGCTGAGGCGACAAACTCAAATCCAGCGCGTTCGCAAGGAGCGCGGACGAAACGATGGTAGTAGGCTCGCAAGCCTGCAATGCAGGCGTAGTCGATGTTGCCGAGATAATGGACGTAATGAATTTTTGCGCCTCTTTCTCGGAGCCAATCATACCGTTAATCCACGTTTTGATTTTCTCCTGACTGAGATACCCCGAAATCGTGAGCTTTTGGCTCGGTGCATTGTTACCCGTTTTTTGTAAAGAATTTTTGACAGCCATTTTTATATCCTCCTGTTAGGCTCTTTCAAATTTGATTTTGTTTTCGTTCATAAACGCTTTCAGAGCGTTAAGCTGTGCCGCCGTACCCGTTACTTTGAACGCAAGGCTAAACACCTTTTCGTCTGCCGCCGCCACGGGCTCCTGTACGGGCGCAGGCTCGTCTTTCTTAGCCTCTGCCGCCGATTGCTCCTGCGCCGCTTGCAAAGCCGCTATGCGCTGTTTTTCAGCCTCTATGCGCTTGTGTTCCGTGATGGCGTTCGCAAGGCTCAAATCCTCAAAGTATTTCTGTTTGATTGCAACGACATCGCCGCCCAGAGCCTCGATGGTCGCAAGCTCCGTTTTGATTTTCTCGATGGCGGCGTCAATCTCTTTTTTAATCGCCGTCATACTCTTGCTGGCGTTAAGCCAATCGGACTGTTGAATTTTCTCGAAAGAAATAAACACACTAAGCTCCGCAGGGAAAACCTCTGCAAAATACGCCTTAATCTCCGCGAGTTTATGCTCTTTGCAGTCGGTCTCCCACACTTTAACCTGTGTGTCTATGGTCGCCGTTACGGAATCCACGACAGCAATAACCTCGTTAATCTCTTTCGTGAATTTATCCAACGGCAAGGTGTAGATTTTTTTAATTCTCAGACGCTCGTCGTTGAGAGCTTTTGAGAATTTGTTAAGCGTTGCTCTGTCCGCTTTTGCCTCTGCGATGGAATCTGCGTCGTAGGTCTTGCCCTGATAAGCAACAAGACGCGCCTTTACGCCCTCCATCAGTTCTGCGTTATTAAACGCAATCATAGCAGGCACCAATTTTTCGATAGGTGTTGCCAGCCTTAAAGTGAGTTCGTTGTTTGCCATAATATCCTCCGATTTTATTGATTTTCTTAGAATTGAGGGAGTACACGCGCAGGACACTCTTTGCGCTTTACATAGCCCCAAAATTCGTGTTCTGCCTCGTCAAGCAATTTCATATCCGCAAGTACATCTGCACTCTGCGTTATGAGAAACCTTTGCCCCTCGGTCTTTACCTGTTCGTCCTCGTTCCTTTCGTTCCAGCGAAACTCGGCGTTCAGGACTACAAACTTACGCCCCGTTACCAGCATTTGGTGTAAAGTCTGTATGTAGTAATTCTGTGGGATTTGTCCTCTCCAATGCTCCCACGTTTGCCGCGAATCCACGACGACCGTCTTGCCCTCGTACACGCCGAGCTCTTTGCTCCGCTTGTCCGTTAGTTCGCCGTCTAAACTCGCAAACTGAAATCCGTCTTTTCGGTACACGACCGATTTGTTTACTTTCACCCTGTACCTGTCGGCGTACTGTAACGCAAACAGCCCTACAAGGTATTTTTCTGCCTTAATGCCGTATTGCACCCTTTCCAGCTCGTCAAGGTCTTTCGGCTTTTGCAGACCCATTTTTTGCTCCCAGAGGTCTATGTTCGACATCGTGTTTGAATATCCAAGCACCGCCGCCGCCTCGCTTGCGCCTATGCCCGTTTTACGGAACGCAAGCCATTCGGGAGAATTATGTTTGAGTTTGATTATCTCGTAGCCCATAGCGACCGCCTACACGCCCTCTGCTTTCGCAAAGTCTTTGAAAATCTGCTGTCGCTCGTTCCTGAGCTCTGCAACGGGCTCTACCCTCAATTCGGGGTGTTCCTGTTGCAACTTGCGGCGGCACCGTGTGATACTCTCCATCTGCCGCAGCTTGCCGCTATTAGCAAGCTCCGCAAACGATTCCTGAGCATTGATACCCAAGCGTTTGAACACGCCGAGCAACAACTCCGTGTCGCTGCTCCTCGCCTGCTCGTTCTCAACGAGCTCCGCATAGACAACCTTTTTCAGTTCGCCCAACTTTTGCATATCGCACCTCCTGTTTAATTTGCTTTTTGCATAATGCCCTCTTGTTTAACGGCTCCTCGCAATCTGGTCGTAAAGCCATTCGGGAATTTCCGAAACGCGCTTGCCGTAAGTTAGCGGATTGCCTTGATAATCGGTAGTCGCAACGTGTTCGCGCGTTTTACAAACGGATTTAGGAATCCACGTATTTTTTTGTGTATTCAGGGCATACCCTGCTTGAAGTTCGACAAGATACGCCTTTTCCGTCTCGTGGATAATATCCAAAGACACTTCCATCATGCGCTGCGCCACGGTTTACCCCTCCTGCTTTGCAAGATACTCGCGGACAGCCTCGCGCACGATGTCGCTTATGCCCAAATCTCTGGGCTTGCCGATTTCGACGATTTTGGTATGCGTCTCTCTCGATACATAAGCGCCGACATAGATTTTGTCTTTCGCTTTTTCAGCCGTCGTAATTGTTTTCTCTGCCATACTGACCTCCTCCGAAAATAAAAAATGGGCTTACCAGCTAAGGTAAACCCATAAAGGAATTGCCAAAAATAAAAGGCTTGCCCTAACTGACAAGCCTATTGTAGAACAACATTTGTGATTTGTCAAGCGTTTTTCAGTAAAATTCTTTAATTTATCGAAAATTTATTTTTCTAACGGCTTTCCGAGAGCCGAAACGTCCTGCCACGGGCGGTTGATGGGCACAAAACACCCTCTCCGCCCGTATAGAATATCATTTTACCGTTTGAAAGGCAAGCAAAAACAGCCCTTTTCGAGAAAAGGGCTCGCGCCGCACGGTCTATCCCTTATGCCGCTTTCGGTTTTATAAAACGCACTTTGTACTCCCCTCTGTTCTCTTTCAAGATTTCCAAAAGCTCGGCTCTCTTTTGTCTGGGGGAATACCAAACCCGTTTACCTTCGCTGTTCCTGAGCGACGAATGAGGGCGATCGTTATACCTGTTCAACCACGCACCCATCTTTTCCTGCAACTCGTCGAGCGTGTAAAAAGTGAGGTGGTTATAAAAAGCCTCTTGGTCGCTCCTATGACTGCGCTCGACCTTGCCGTTGTGTCTCGGCGTTCTCGGTTTTATCAACTTGTGGCGGATTCGCAGTTTCTCCAAAAGTTTATCCACGATATGTACAGTGCCCTCTTTCGCTATCGCTGGCGTGGTAAACTCTGTTCCGTTGTCCGTCTGGATCGTCAAAGGCATATACCCAAAGTAAACTATTGCCCGTTTGATAAAATCGACCGTAGACCAGCCGCTGTGCTCATTATAGGCGTAAATAAAACGCTCCCTCGTCGCCTCGTCGATTATCGTGTATTGATAAAACCTCTCGTAAGCCAACTTGCCCAAATAACACTCTTTCGGAACAAATTTAACATCGAGCTGCCATTTCTGCCCCAACATCTCGGGCGTAAAGTACGGCTGTTGCACATACGGCTGTTTTATTTCCTCGTGAGGACGCAAGCCGTTCTTGACGACAAACCGATATAACCCGTAATACGTCCTGCTGTAAGCGTAACGCTGGCGCAAGATACCCAATGCCTCGGCATAGGTTATATCAGGATTCTCGGTAAAAATATCGATAATCTGCTTGCGCTCCTCTTTCGTGTGCGCGTTGAAATGCGGCGTATGCGGAACGCATGAGCCGTTTTCGAGACTTTTCAGGCTGCCGTCGTATTGTGCTTTCCATCGCCACAGACTGCGCTCGGTGCATTTGATTTTGTGAGCTACCCAAAGAATATCATTGCCGTCTACAAGCCATAGTTTCAGCGCTCTTTGTTTTTCGATTGGGGTGTATCGCATACCTCGCATAATTTCGTCCTCCTCTGTTAAGTGAAATCATTATAACACCTTTCGCAAAAAATTTCAAGTACCCTCGGAGAAAACGAAAACGCTCCCAAAAAAATCAAAAATAAAAACAACCACTCCCCCCTTTACGCGCGCGCATAATTCTGTCTGTCTGTCAAAGAGTAGTAAAAATTGATTTTAGATTTGGATTATGGATTATGATTGATAATTTTTACTACTCTATTTCTCTTTACCTTTCTATTTATCTTTCCCTTTTGATTTAGATTTAGATTTGCATAACTTTGCATTGCATTTGCATACGTTTTGCAATGCACGTTGTTTGCAAATGCAATGCACTTGCATAATGTTTGCATACAAAAAAACAGAGCGAAAAGCCGCCCTGTTTCGTTGTGATTTTATATCATTCCGCCGTGTTCTGCGCCGTCATATTCTCGGTTACGACAACCGAATTTCCCTCTTTTTCGGGAGCTGTAAAACACTCTGGCGTAGGATAATCTGCGACATATTGTTGAAATTGATGTATGAGGTCTATCTGATCGCTCATGTAATTGACCGTATCGTACACGATATTCTCATATCCCATTTTATAGCCCGTAAACCCGTTTAGAATCACGGGCATAAGTTTCAAACAGCAAGCCGCGAACGTCGCCCATGTCGGATTGATAACAACGTCCAAAACAATTATGCTCGTCAAAAGCGTTGTAACAGAAATCTTGACAAACTTTACAGCAAACGCCGTTCCCTTTTTCGCGGTTGGATTTGTGCCGAGCGGTACCCTGCGTCCTGCACCCCTGCCGCGCTTAAAAATCATTTCGGGCGTAAGTCTTATGGGCTTTACCTTGTTTGCCTTTATGATAGCCTTTCTCTGCGGCTCCGTGAGCTCGGAGATACCCTTTAATGCCTTTTTGCTCATACCGACGTATTTTTCTTGATAAACCTTAAAATCAAGCCCCACGTCGGTTATTATAGAGTGTCGCGTACTTTGCAATTCCTCGACGATAAAATGCCTGCAAAATTCAAGCAACCGCCCCTGCTGTTTGTCCGATATAATTTGCTTTTTGATTGTGTCGTACTCGCCCAGCGTCTTTTTGTAAGTTTCGCTCTCCTTGCCTGCTCGCATACCTGTGTCAGAAAAATTTATGTACATCGAATATGAGCAAAACAGCAAAACGAAAAAAGCGAGACCGAGCTTCGTCCAATCCGCAAACGAGCTAAGCTGTATATCGGTGGTAAATACAACGATAACAACAAACACAAGGAACACGCCGACAAAAATGCCCGAATTGTTGATAAAGCCCTTTGCGATCTTGCGCTTGGTGTTGTGCATACCCTCGACGACGTTGCCCATCGACGGCTTATCGTCTTTCTTGTCGCCTATCGGTTTAATCGGCTCCGCCATTTCCTGTACCTCCGTCGCCCGAATCCTTGTCGGGCTTATTCTTTATACGATCCGCCAGCTTGAATAAAAGAGCACCTATCCCGTTTGAAACCGCCCCGACAATACAGACAAACCGCATTTGATAAATTATGTTTGCAAGCAATATCGTGAGCACGGCAAGTATAGTCCAGACAAGCCACGCCGCAGGGGATTTCAACTTTTCTCGTATAACGCGAATAAACGGCAAGCATGACAGAAACAACAATACGACGGCAATGCCCGATATTGTTGCCCTGTCGCTCGTCGCTATCCACACGGGGAACTGCGACAGCGTGGCGGCGAGAGGTGCGGCGACGCAAAGAACGATTGACACCCATTTTATGATGTTGCCTTTCGTCTTGTTTTTCATTTTACGCCTCCCCCGTATCGCCCTTATCCTCCGTCTCGACGGGCGCAGGCAGCTCCGATTTCAAAGCCTGCACGTACTTTATGTTTACAAGGTCTTTGACCGCTTGCGGAATATTTTTGCTATTGGCGTACACTGTCGTAAGTATTTCAAGTATAGTCTTTGTCGAGGTTTCGAGTATAGCGTTTATCTGTTCCTGCTGTTCTGCCCTACTCTCCATCGAGTGCAATTTATCAAGCGTTTCGTTATATCCCTCGATAAGCGTATTTACCGCCTTGACGACCTCGCCGTTACTGTTTGTGTTTATGCCGAGCGAATCGGCGGCGATTTTGGCGGCTTTCTTATTGCCTCGGTGTTCGACGACAATCATAACGATACACGCCGCGACCGCGCCGAGGTTGATCGAGCTCAAAAATTCCGTGAGATTGCGCGAAAACCACTGCTCAATGCGCGTCCATACAGTCTCTGGCACCTCGGGAGCCGTTTCCGCAGGGCTCTCCGCCTCGTTCTCGCCGTCCGCGGTTGCTTGTGCCGCGACCTGCGTGTTGCCGCTCGTTTCGGCGTTTGCCGTCGTCATAGAGAATCCGAATAGCGAGAGCGCGAAAACGCCGAGCGCTATACAGATTGCGAGTATAACCGTGGTATGTAGTTTCTTGATTTTCATGATATTTGCCTCCTTAATCGAAATCGTACCCGTCGAGCATTTTTGTGATACGCTCGTCTGTTGCGTCCGCTCGCGCACACAACCTGTCTATGCGCTCCCGTAGCGTCTGAATTTCTGCGCGAGCGGATATAAGCTCCAAAGCCATATCCAAGCCGTCAGGACACACCATAACTCCGACAGACGGTATAGGTGCTGTGTAAATGCCCTCGCAGACGTATTTCGGCGCACTGTCCTTTCCGTTGAGCATGGCGACCGTAACCCTTACGCACCCTTTCAAAAACGCGACGGGAATAGCGCAAGTGTCGTCTTTCAAAAGACGGTACAGAGAATTGCCCTCGCCGTTCTCGAAAACCGCCGTAGCGTCGGCAGGTGCGCCCGTAAACGATATAATGAGCTCGTCAGTTACCGTCTCGGGCTCTCTCGTCAAAACGTAACCTTTCAGGCAGTCTTGTATGAGCTTGTATTCCATATTCGCACCGCGCTCCTTTAATCGACGTTTCCGCCCGTCTCGACAAACCAATCCTCTCTGGTGCAAACATCGCTGTCCGCATTGATTTCCTCGTAGGTTTTGCCGTTGAGCTCGTTTACCCATATTTCCTGAGCGTCGTCGATTTCCCGTTGAGTCAAAATTCCTTTTGCTCTGTCCTTGTTTGCCGTTTGCAGCCACTTTTCTTTGCTGAAAACCCTTGCCATAATGAAAATACCTCCAAAAGTTTTTATCCCATCACGCCGCCGCGCCTAACGTGCGAGCGTGTAAAGATACAATTTTTTGTGCCCGTCCTTTTGAGACAATCGGCTTTATTTTTTCAAGATAGTATTTCTTGAAATTGATAAACTTTGCGCGAGCTATGTACGAGATAAACCGCAAACACTGTTGCAGACGCAAGCCGAATTGTTTGATTTTTCTCACGACGCGCGTCAAACTGTAAAAAATACGTTTGCGTAACAGTGTAAATCCGTCGTAAACTCTATATCCGACAAAATCTATCGGACGCGAGCCGTACCGCCATATCTGCCAATCGCTTTTAACGTGCAAGTTCCCTCGCCGCAAAACCAATCCGAGCGCGTCATGAGCTTTGTGTAATTTCCGTTTGTTACGGTCTAAAAACACGATGTCGTCCGCATATCTGGCGTAATGCCGAATATGCAACTTTTCTTTCACGGTGTGGTCGAACGTTTGCAGGTAAAAGTTTGAAAACCCTTGCGACGTGTAAAATCCGATAGGCAACCCCTTACCGCCGATGTCGATAATCGCGTCTATAAGGCGTAACACCTTTGCGTCTTTAATCACGCGCCTGAATTTGCGCTTTAATATGTCGGTATCGATAGAATCGAAAAAGTGGTGTATGTCTGCCTTGTAAACATATTTAATCCGAGGATCTTTGCGAATAAAGTGCTGTATCGCTTTTCTCGCTCCGCTCGTGCCGCGACCTTTAACAGAGCCGCAGCTGTACCGATACAAACCGCGATTGATTATAGGATCGATAACTTGCATTAACGCCCAATGCACGATCTGGTCGGGGTAAAATCTGGGCACCTTTATGTTGCGTATCTTGTTGTGTTCGCGCCGCGTCTTTGTGTACGGTTTAGAAAAGTAAAGCGTTCCGTTGTCAAACTTTTCTTTTACTCGCAGAGCAAACCTTTCGGGATTGTCGTGCGCGTCCTTTACGACACCGCGGCGATGTTTCTTGTTTTTCGTCGCGTTTTTCACAGCCAAAATAAGATTGTCAATCGACGTGATTTTTTCGTATAAATATCCTACTCGTTTCATACTTTCCTTTCAAAGAGTCTTTGTTGCGCCTTACGGTGTTTCGACACTTTCGCCCTACTAAACCGCACTCTTTATCGGCTATTTTCAACCAAGAGGTCGTAGAAAAGCAAACCCTAAAAAGACTAATGCAACAAAATCGACCGCCGACGTTCGTGTTCGCGTTCGACGCAGAGTTGTTCCCATTCCAATACCAGAGCCCTGCGTTCGCACCGTTGTTCCAATTCCCACCGACATTCAACACGCCGACAATTCGGTTTACTTTCCTATTCGATTGACAATTAAATTTCCGCCGCGCTTACACGCGAAATAACGGGGGAAGTTTCCCCCGTAAACCCCCTCAAAGAGGTTTCGCACAAAGACGACCGCCGACGTACGTGCACGCGTACGACGCAGAGCCGCTCCCATTCCAATACCAGAGCCCTGCGTGCGCACCGTTGTACCAATTCCCACCGACATACAACACGGTGCCGTATGCAACATTATAGTCGCAGTAGTACGTGTTTTCACTGCCCGATTGATCGCTGGCATACCCGAGTACAGGGAATTTATCGAAATACGAAATTGCTTTTATGTAACCCGTACTGCTCGGTCTTTTGCCCACATAGAAATACGGCGCGGCGGTGTCCTCGCTGACGTATTTCGTCGGATCAAGGCAAATATAGATGTCGTTATCGCTATTGAAAGTGATACCGTCGCACCACTTGTACACATTGCCCCACAGATTTTCGATACCGCGATATTTGCAAGCATGACTCCCGTCCGTGTTGCTTACCTCGGAGCCCGACGCGGTTTTAATCTTATCCGTTCTGCCCGTAGCGATAGCCGCGCTGTTACTGCTGTTCGTATAACCGCTCATGATAGACTGCGAATTTGTGGTAGCCATTTCGATTAAAAACAGCTCTTTGATAATCGCGTCTATCAAGAAATCGTATTGCTGATAGCCGTCGCCGTTCGCCTTACAAGCCGTCCGCATGGCAGGCAACGTAATGTTGACAAGGACGGTTTTGCCGCTCTTGGATTCCGCTTTTGTGCTCGTTCCGCTCGCCTCGTACTTACCGACAAGAACGTAATCGATCTCGTTGCCCTTGCCGTCCACAAACAGCGTCGAAAAACCCTCGTAACGGTAGCCCGAAATCTGGTGCTTGTACGTTCCGTTTGCGTTTTTGGTAATACGACTGTAAAACTTGGGAATTTTGATAAACACGTTGTCGTATTCGTCCACGACCTCGTGCATATCGCTCCACGGATAGCAACGGTCGAAATCGCTCGTAATTTCACTCGTGCCGACCGTTACCGTAAGCCCGATAGCGCTGTCCGTCCGCGTGAGCGTGGGAGTAGATTGCCCCACGTTATCCACGCCGTAAATTTTGCTTTTTTCCGATACCATAACAATATCCTCCTGTTAATTATTTTCAAGCGCGACCACGCGCCTCAAAAGCTCTTTTAACGCTTTATCGATGGCTCCGCCTTTTGCGTAGCCGTGCGCAACATCTGCCTCGCGCGCGTAAAACGCCTCTATTGCCCCATCGGAGCCGCCACCTCCGCCCATTTCTGCCATTTCCGCCCTGAGCGTCGTTTTCGCGTCGTCCACGGCGTTGCCTATGGCGGTATCTGCCTGCGTTTTCGTATAGGTTTCGCTCTTTGCATACGCGCCCACATCGCTTGCCGAAAGCACTATATCCGCCGTGAGCGGCTTGCCGTTGACCGTTCTCGTATCTGGCACCAAACCGCTTACAATCTCGGATATGTCGATATTCAGAGGCTGTCCGTTTTGAAAAGTGAGCGTAAGTATTTTATTTGCGTATGCGGCGTTCGTAATAAGGCTCTCGATAGGCAAATCAACCATGCCGCTGCTTACAGTCTCGCCCTTTTGATTTTTGAGCGCGACCGTCAACTTGTACTCGCTATCCATCGATACGTCAAGCGAAAAGCCGCCGCCTGCGAACAGCTTGCGAAACTGCCTGTCGATTTTGCCGCCGCCTATATATCCCCTTGCCGATTCCGCCTCCTCCGCATACATCGCGTACCCAGAGAAAACCTTGTGTTGCTCCACGTAGTCCTTAAATTCGTCCAAATCGGCGTTTGTCGCGGTTATGCGTTCGTTTGCTTGACTGATGTCGGCATTGTGCGTCGTGGAGCTTACGAGCCCGTCTATGAGGTCTGCGATACTAAACGAAACGTCCTCGCCGTTTTTGAGAGTGAGAACAACTTTTTTGTTCTCCTCGTCGTAACTACCGCTGACAACAACCGTTTCAAGCGGCAAATCGAATTGTGTCTGGTCGAGCTGTTGCCCTGCGCTGTTTTTTAACTTTATCGTTACAACATAGGTGTTTGGATCGACATCTGCCGTTATCGTACAAGCAAGCGTTTTGTCCTGCGCGTCAACATAACGCTTCGTCGCCACCTGTCCTGCCGTAACGGGATCGGCGGCGTTTAACCTGCCCTCCGTCGTGTAAACGGGAACGCGCCCCTCGGCAGGGCTCTCCGATACGATTATGACGCTTTGCGCACCCTCTTGCGTTATGATGTAAGCGCGACGGTACGTGTGTGTCGCCGTAACCTTATCGAGCTTGTTTGTGTCGAGCGCGTCAAGGTTTTCTGCGTGTTGGCTTATCGTGAGAGCCGTATTATTCAAAAGCGTTTGCAACGTAACCGTCTGCGACGCACTGATGGACGGATAAACTTTGAGAATATCTTTTGCGAAATCGCCGCTCAGGAACGCCGTTACAAGCGCGTCGAGGTTATCCACGCCGTATGCGTCCAGCTTTAACCTGATATACTCGCCTGCCTCGTTGCCCGAAATGGCGTTTTGTATCTCGTTAATCTTGCCAGCAAGGAACGTGGCGAGCTTATCAAACCAGAGCTTTAACTGCGCCGCCGTAAGTCCGCTTTGCCCGTATTGAGAGGAGGCGTTTGGTCTGTCGGCTAATGCCTGTACGCCTTTCTCTTTTATTTGCTCGTTTGTGATGTTGCCTAATTTTTTCAACGTAAACCTCCTTTATCCCTTATAGCGCCCAGCCACGCGATAGCGATACGAAATCGAGAAAAGCGCGAACGGGCGCAGGTATTCGTCCGAATATAGGTAATATTGCTTTTCTACCCATTGTTTCTCTTTCTCTTTTATCGCAAACAAGCTCTGCTCGGTCGTATTGAAAGTCAGATCGGAAAAGTCCAGATCCTCGAACGAGAAAATCGCGTTATTGATACGCGCGATCTGCACATAAGGCTTTTTGTTCGTCCGCACTTTTACCTTTGCCGAGCTGTTTTTGAAAGACTTGGTTTTTATCACGGTCGAGCGCTTAATGGTCGTTTTCGTCAAATGCGGAATACCGCAGTTATCCATAACCGTTGCACAGCCGCACACTATCGTCCTGTTGTCATAACTGTACGTCGTTGTCGGCAGCTCGCCGTCCTCGCCGCGCAAATCGAAATTGAAAGAGCATACAATACCGTTTTCGCACCCGAAAAACAAGTTATCGCTAAACGAGCGTAATACAACGGCTTTTCGGAATTTGCCGCCTGTGTAATTGCCTTTCGTTTCGCACAAATAAGCGTGTCTCTCGACGACCTCGCCCGAATCGTCCTTTACGTCGTAAATGACGTATGACGCACCCACGGTGTAATCTGTCTCGCCGATATGCACGGCTATGGGCTTTGAGTATATCGTCATATTCGTATTGCCGTTGCGGTCTGGCTCGTTTACGATGGTGCCGCAAAGGTTTCTCGGCTCGTCGTTTACCGTATTTACGGATTGTGCAAGTTCAAGCGCGTACTCCTTGCCGCCGTATTCGATTTTTGCGTCAACAAGTTCCTCTGGCAAAACACTCGAATACTTGTACTCGCGGTATTGATTATCCCACGTGCCTATGTTTTCGAGGTAATACCACTCGTACTGCATGGCTCCCGTTTCGTCTTGATAGCGCTGTCTGCTGTCGGCAAGGAATATTTTGCCGTCCGTAAGAACGCACAAATATCCGCCCCATTCTTCAAGCGATACAAGCGACAAATCCGTGTTGACGAGCTTTGTGTCTATGAGTCTGCTGCGGTGCTCGTTGGAACGCTCCGAGGCGATTTTCAACTGCCCCACGCCCTCCACGCCGAGCCGCGATATAAATATCGGATCGTCGAGGAAATTGCAACACGCACCCGTACAACCAAGCCCAGACAAGCCCTGCACAGACGGGTAAATGCGCGGCATAAGGTTGAGACTGCTGTCGGTCGCCGTATGAAAGTAAATTGCGCTATCCTGTTGCGTATCGCTTTTGAGCACCATAAGTGTGTCGGAGACGCACATAATACCCGTTATGGGAGACATACCCACGCCGTCCTGCACGTAATTCAAAATACCGAAATACGACGGATCGGCGTAACCCGTGCTGTTCCTGCCGCAGAAAAATACGTAATTATGATAATCTGGATTGCCCGTACAGAATACCCTGCCGTCATACGTCGTGCATAACGTACATTTTGTTATGAGCTCGGCAATATTGCTCATATTGTTTGTTACGCCGTCTATCGTTTTGAGCGTTTTCGAGGCGGTTATTTCAATGCCAGCGTACCCCTGCTCGTATTTTGAGCCGTCCGCTCGCGCCGTGTCCTCGGGCTTTGTGGGAGCCGTCGTAAACGTGATTTTGCCGTTTACGAGGTCTGTTGTGTATGCCGTCGTCGCCGCGCCGTAAACTTTTACAGACACGATAGAATCGAGATTGTTTTCGTTCATGTAAAATTCGCGCGTCGTACCGTCCGCAACAAACGTATGCCTAAATCGCGGCGTTAAAATGTTGCGCTGTTCGTATTCTTTGCCGATGTCGGCATTTTCGCCAGACGGCACAATGTTTATGTACGTCGTCGGCACATATACGGGGTGCTTATCTCCGTAATTCACAACGGGCATTATATCCTTGCCGTCATACACAAGGTAGTTTTTGCCGTCAATGACGTAAAGCAAGTTATTGAAAACAAAATACTCGCTTTTATGCTCGTTCATATCGCCAAAAAGCGTGTCTGCGGCGGCGGATATGCCCTCGTAATACTCTATCTCCAATACGTCGCCCTCGGCGACCTCAGAGCTCGTCAAAGACAGTTTATTTGTCGTCTTACTGAAAGACGACACGCCCGTTATATCGGAGCCCGATTGCATTTTTACGCTTATAATTCCCTCGCAAACAAACGGTAACGTGATCGCGTAAGAATGTAACGTAACGCCGCCCACTGCGTCGCTCTGTACAGGCGCAGGAGCGGAAATGACAGCGGTCGTCGGTATATTTATCGAGCTCGGATAATTGTGCCACAAATACAGTTTTTTGCCGCTATGGACGACGACGCGCTCCGCGCCGTCCGCCAGCTTTGCCTTGAAATAGAAAATGCCGTAAATCTCGCGGTTGGATTCCGTAACGTCCGACGCAGTGGCAATGCCGTCTGCGTTGACCGTTATCTTTTTCGAGAAATCCGCGCGGCGGCGGTACCCTGCCATCGTTTCAAGCGCCTCACCCTGACCGCTTTTATAGTCCTTGTACATATTGACAAGAAAGGCAAGGCGCGAGGCGTGTACCTGCGTATGATCGTTCGAGAAATCAACACCTTTGAAATTCCCGTAATGCCTGCTGTATTCCGTTACGGCTTTACTCAAAACGCCCATACTACCACCCCGTTTTACTGCGGTAAACCACGGCGTTAAGGCTCTTTTGCCGCGCCATTATCTCTGCGACCTGCGCGTTGTATAACGTCAAATAGTATTCCGCTTTCGTCGGCTCGTCGTCTGCCCAAATGTAGCTCGCAACAAGATTCGGCATTAAACAGCACAACTCGCTGTCAAGGTCTATCGTCGTTGTCTCCATCTCGTCGCTCAACGACAAACGCCTGTTTTGTCTGTTATACAAAACATCGTAAATACCTTTAATGGACGCAGGGATAAGAATTTTACTCGCACCCTCTACAAAGTAGTCGGTGTTTAAGAGAAAACCCCTATCCCTCTGTGCGTCCACAATCGGAGGACACACAAACGACACGAAATCGTCTGTGAGGCTGGCTATATCATAGGCGATATATTTACTGTACGCAGGAACGTCCTCGGCGTTTTTCGACAGCAAACTGCCGTACATGGCGACATTCTGCACCCAATAAACGTAATCTCCCGTAAACCTGATTCGGACTAAACCCAGATACGGATTTTCGCCGTCAAGTATAAAGCCTCTGTATTGTTCAAACTGCCCTTTTTCGGAAACAAGGTCAATCGCCGAAAGCGTCTCCCACGTCTCCCCGAGGTCAGTGCTTTTTTCGATAATTGCTAAACCGTTGCCGTTACACTCAAAAAAGTAACTTTTCGCGCCATCGGTAGAAAAAATAAGAGCCTCGTCGTCTTTGCATACAGGCTCATAAGTGCTTTCGCTCAGCTTGTTTGCAAGCGGAAAATGATTGAGCTTATAGATAGAGGTTACAGGTCTTATGCGGTTGATTTGCACGATTGCCCTGTTTGCCGCAAGTATGAATCCGTTTAACCTCTCGCTTTCAAGCTCAGTCTCAAAGCCGAGCTCCGCAACAGAGTCGTGCAATTCTTTGATTGTCATAGCATAACCTCCTTGTGAGAATAAAGCTCGGGATAGGGCTTGCGTCTCATAACCGCAAGCCCGTCCAGAGCAAAATACGCCCCGTGAAAGTGTTACGGAGCGCATTTATCGAAATTAAAGAGACGTAGCGCCCGTTACCGTCTTGCCGTCCACGGCAAGGAGTATGTGTTTCCACGTCGTGAAACCGATACCGAAACGGCAATAGCCGTTCCAAACGCAGTTACGGGTATGTTCGTCTATGTAGTTCCGTATATCGAGAGGCACACGGTTATAGAACATGGAGCCCATAAGCTGCTCGTTCGCCTCGGACGACATAAGCATAAACCTGTCGTCGCTCGTCTCCCAGCCCGAGAGAATGACGATAGTCCAATTCCCGTACTGCGTGTTGATGTCGTTGTAGTCCGTGCCCGTCGTTCTCTCGGAGCCGACAACCTTTTTCACGATCTGCTCGAAATCGGGGCGATTGCACGGCAATATGATGGTGTCGGGAACGTACTCCATCGTTTCGCCGTTTTCGTCTTTGAAATTGCGCATTTTGTTCGCAAGCTGTCCGAGCGCTTTTTCAAACGCCGTCGTAGACGCGCAAATGCCCTCTTTGAAAAAGAAATTGCTTTGCGTCTTGCTTTTCAGCTTATCCGACGCATACGGGTGCCCCGAATGAAACAGCGGCTTGCCGTCGCCCGTGGTAAGGTCAACGTTCGTTTTGTTGAATTTGCCGCTGGATTCGGTGGCGTTCGCCAAAGCCCACGCCGCGATCTTGGTACGTGTCTTGTAGTAGGCGCGAACAAAGCCCTTGGGCTTTGCTTTCATGTTGGTGCCCATGCCGAATCTGGCGTCGTCCGCCATCTCTTTCGTGATGGTAAACTCTTTCATAAAGGCGATATGCTCTATCGTCTTTTTGAAAGCCATCTCTATGCTGTCGTTCTCCGCGCCCTCGCCCTCTTTGACGCTCTGGAAAGTGTCAAAGTCGGTCTGCCCCATAACCGTCTCGGCGTAGCGGTTGGACTTTTCGACGTTGTAAAGAACATCAAGCAGCGTTTTCTTTTTTTCGAGCGCGTTGCTTTCGTTCTGGATAAGTGCCTTAATCGGGTGCTCAAACTTGCCGTACAGCGGATCGTTTTTGCCCGACAACTTGGAAAATATGATAGCCATTTTTTATGCCCTCCCTGTTTTACTCTACGATAACGGAAATCAAATTCCCGTTTGCCTTGTCAGTGTTCGCCTCCAAAGCGTCCACAACGGTAATCACGCCGCCCGTGGTAACGTCGGTAACGCCGAGCCCGTCCGTATCCACTTTCAGTTTAGTGCCGACGACGATCGCAACGGCGGTTTCGGAAAATGTTACGGGCACCTCGAAAACCATGTTGGGCGCAATGCGAAAGCACGGCAATTCTTTCTGTCCGCTCGCAGGTGCCGTGTAGTCCGCGAGCGAAATGTGCGTAGGCTTGGTAGTACCCGACGCTTTCGTGAGCTTGCCGCTCGAAAGCACAAGAGCCTCGCCCTCTTTGTAGACCTCGCTTGCGGTCGTGGGCAAAGATTCCGTTTCGGGTACGTTCATTCTGCCGTTGATTATCTTTTTGCAGTTAAACATACGATAAAAATCTCCTTGTAAAATTTTTGTTAAAGCGATTGTTTATAGAGCGCTTTAATCTCTTTGTCGGACAGATTGGGGAACAAATCCCTCCACTGTGCCAAAGCCTCTTTGGGCATAACTACGTTATCGCCCGAGGCTTTTTTCGATACGGCGGAATTAAGATGTTCCTTGCCGCCGCTCGCCGCTTTCTGCTGTGCTGCCGCCGCCTGCTTGGTGCGTACTTTGTCGCCGTTTACGGCAAGGTAGGCAGTCTTGGGCTCAATGCCGCTGTCGCGCAACTTGCCAAACTGCATGAAATCCGCAAAGCTGTCGAAACAGTCTGCGATATGATTGTTTTTGAGCAAGTCGGGGAACGATTTTTTGAGCTCCGAAAGGTCGCTTGCCGCCAATTCCTCGAAAGCCTGCTGTTTAGCTTGTCTTTCGGCGGCTTGCGCCTCGGCGGTCTGCGCTCTCGTTTTGCGGTAGTCCTCGACGCTTATACCCTCGGATTCGGCGTTTGCTCTCTCCAAAGCCTCCTCCACGGAGCCGTCAACCTTAACGCCCATTTTTTGCAATGTCTCTTTGCTCAGGTTGCGCACATTGCCGAGCTCTGCGTCTTTCGCCGCAAGCTGTTTGCGTAATTCCGCGATTTCTGCGTCTTTACCGTCCGTTTCGGTCTTGGCGGCGGTACTGTCCTTGTCGGAATCTCCCTCGCCGTCCGCGTCCGTTTCGTCGGCATTATCGTCGTCGGTTTCGGTGTCGTCCAGCTCGCCCTCGCCGTCGTCTGCCTCTGCGTCGTCCATGTCCTCGTCGTCAAGATCGCTGTCGATGTCCTCGTCTTGGTCGCCGTCAAGGTCGTAGCCATCGTCGTTATCGAGCTCGTCGTCTATGTCGTCAAGGTCTATGTCGTCGTCTTGTACGATTTCTTTTGCCATTTATGAATCCTCCGATTTATGGTATTTTACTTTTTCTTGCCGTCTCTCAGGTCGGAGCCCTTTACAACGTCCGCCTTAGGCTGGTCGCTCACGGGCTTGGGAGCCCTGATCACACCGCCCTTGTTGGTCGCGTAGGGATTGCCCTTATGATTCGTGTTTTTCATAACCGATAACCTCCCTGTAAGATTTTTTATAGAAAGAGCCCCATACCCTGCTGGATAGGATATGAGGCTCAAATCTCTTGGATATTGGCACAAAATGATTGCATTGTGGAGCGATGTGCAGGAATCGAACCTGCTCTGCCCTCGGAGTGCTTGCTTTACACTAATACCGCCAACGGAGTGCGTCGTTTACACTAACACCGCATACAGAGGCTTTTCAGCCTCTCGAATTTTAATAGCCGCTACAAACTTTTTCGTCGCAAGCAAGCTCTTTGTCGGTCTTGCCCCAGATTGCAAGCCTGCTTTGCAAAATCTCGGCGTATCTTTGCATTGTGCGTAATTGCTCGGCGAGCAAATCGCGCATACGAAAAGACAAATTTGCCTCGATAACTTTCTTGCTGTAAAGGAACGCGGACAGCTTGACAATCTTTTCGTTGAGGTCGTCAAGTTCCTGCTCCACTCTTTCCTTTGCCGTGTCCTTGTTTTCCATAGTGTCCTCCGATTATTCTGCTTTTATAGAGTAAGCCCTGCCGCAGAATTTACAAACAACGGTTATGCCATCACACTTACTGCCTTTGGTAAAGCCCACTGCGTGAATAGTTTTTTTGCAATGAGGGCAAGTAGGCTTTTGAATCTCGGTGCTTTTGGGTATTTCCGTCAGTTTAATGCTCATAAATACTGCTCCTTTTGGCTTACAGTAATTATTATAAAGCATAATTAACTCAAAATTGTACCCGAAAATTCCTACTCTGCCATTTTTCGATTGTGATTATGCGGTATCATATCTCTTGCAAAAGCCGTTATAATGTGATATAATAGCTTTGCCATACAGTTAAATATTCGTCTGAGCTAACCATCGGTAAAAACGTTAGCTCTGTCTTTACATATTCTCAGGCGAATATGACTGTGTGGCAACTGTTGACAGACTGCGTTTTTCAATGCGTAGTCTCAACGGCTGCGCATTCTTTTTTGTCGGAGGATATTTCTATGAAAAAAGCCAAACTCTTACCCGTCTTTATCGCTGTTTTGCTTTCGGTGTGCTTATGCTTATGTGCTTGCGGTGGCAATGACGAACACAACGAAACAGAGCTGACAACGGACAACATCTACCACTATTTGGCGTTTAACATGACTGTTTCGGATTGTATCGCCGAGTACATAGAGACAGACGAACTGCTTAATACGCGAAAATATGACTTATCTTGCGTTATAACGATTTCAACTACAAAAGCGACCGATTGCTATTTCAAAGGCAAATCTTATGCCGACAAGCCGACCGACAAAACGACACCGCCCGTTTCGATAAAATACAACACCGATAGTATTTTGGAGCTTGTAGGCAAAGGCTGGCAACTACCGAAAAAGACGCTCACGCAAGCCACAGATATTTTTGCGCAAATCGGGTACGACGGCACATCTGCCGTGTCATTCTCTGTTTACTATCACGATTCTTCCGATTTGAAATTCCCAAACATTTCTACCGTAACAGAGGGCTCAATGGGCGTTATATTGGATAGCCAAAAAATCGTCTCGAAAGTAAACGGTATCGTTTGCTTTTAATACACACCCTGCAACGAAAAAGGACTACCGCGAAATGTGGTAGTCCTTTTGTTTTATGCGGCGTATATGCGCCCGTTACGCACTTTCAAACCACACTTTTCCGCAAGCGCGGTTTTCTCTGCTCTCGAAAGCGACAGATTGCTTATGTACCGCGCAACGACGCTCTTTGCTTTTGCGGCAGATACTCCCTTTATGTCGTCGTCCTTTATCGTATAGCCCATAGAGAGTATGAGCAACAGTTTTTGCGCCGTCGTGAGCTTTTGCGCCAAAACGTATTTAATAACCTTTCCCTTTTTCGATGCGTTTATGACGTTACCCTTTTTATCCGTATCGGATTCGATGGCGGATATTGCCGACAAACACGGCGCAAGCGCGGACGGCGGTATCGCGCAGCTGAGTAGCATTATCCTGTTGTCATTCGGCAGGTTTAACACGGCGGACTGCGCACGGCTGTAATATGCGTCGTAAATGAGCTTGATTGCCTTTGCTTGTTGCTCGGCAGGCAAAGTGGCAAATGCCATGCTGTTTACCGTCTTTTCTATTTCGGCGTTCGCCTTGCCGTAAATCGCCTTAAACGTGCTCTGTTGCGCCGATGTGAGCCGTATATCCTCGCCCTTGTACGTGAGCGTGTCGCCTATGCTTTTCGGCAAAACCGTATATCCTGCGCCGTACAACTCTATGAGCTTGCGCGTGGCTTTGCTGTTCAAACCGCCCGTGCGGTCGTCGTTCAACATCATTCCCATGATCGTCTCCGCCAGCTCATAATCGCCTTTTTTCAAAGCCGCATTTATGTCCTTGCTGTACTTGGGATTGTAGAATAGCGATGTGTAAGAATATGCCGCGGACGGATTGAAACGCCGTATAAGCCCCGTAATCGTGTTATTGATATTTCTTACGGGTATGCCCGTTATTTGACCTATGCCGTACAACGAATTTCGGAATACGCTCATATAGTCCTGCGTCTTTATATCCTCTCCGCTCGCGGCTTTGGTCGCAAGCTCAAACAACTGCTTTGTGGTGCTCAATATTCCGTTGAGCATATCGCCCGTAAAACTGTTGATCTCGTACCCATTGGCGAAATATCCGTAAATATCTCTTACGACGGGCAACATACCGACCGTTGTGCTCCCAAAGTCGTTGAGCATATCGAGGAAGAAAGATTGTGCCGTAACTTTGCCCTCTTTTTCGTCCTCTGCCATGTCGTTGTAAAGGAACTTGAAAAACTGTCCGACGAGCACGTACATGAGGTTTGCTATCGTTACGGCGGCGAGCGTCCTACGCAGTTTTTTCTTTGCGAGCTTATACCGCTTTGCCGTCGCGTCCGTTTTATCGGTTTTCACGAGAGAACGCAGTGCGTTATACTCCCCAAACGATTCCACAAGCCGCGAAAGCTGTTTGAGCGGCACCGATGTAAACATCGTAAAGCTCCGCACGATGTCGCTGTCCGAGCGCATGAGCTCCGAGCGTTCCGTGTTTGTGTAGTTAGGCTGCGTGAGGCGAATAACGTCCTCTAAGAGCACCCCTGCCTTTTGCATATTTTCCACACTGCCGTATTTGAGCCCCGTGTCCTTTTGTATTTGCAACTGACAAGCATTCCAAAGCCTGCCGATTGTAAATCTGTCCGTCCACTGTATCGGCTTCGTAAGAACGTCGCCCACTTTGCCGACTTTATCAACGACACCCTCCGCCCGAACAATGCCGCGCTCGTAGTTACGCACACGGGCATACGGGCAGTATTTATCCATCGCCGCCCAATTCGTGCGCATAACAAACCCCTTTGCCATAACGCCCGTATCAAGCAAAACGCCTGCTGTCGGGTACGACGTGATCTGCGAAACAATAACTTTGAGATTTGCGCCGAGCTGATATTTCGCATAAGCGCCGCGCATTTTCTCGATAAACGAGCTGCTTGTCGCTCTGCCTTGAATATCCGCGAACAGTTTGCTCAAATACCCCTCTGCACCGCCCCAGACTTGCTCATTGATGGTGTTGCGTATGCTGATAACGTTCGTTTTGTCGCCGATGTTCTTTGCGTATATCTGACTGAAATTTTTAAGCGGCACCGTCATTCTGGCGTATGTCGAGAGCTGTTTTGCGTGGCGCGTAATGAC